GTCTCTGGGTTTTTTTTATTTATTGATTATGAGTCACAAACTCATTCAATTCCTTTGCAAGTGAAATAACATTCTCACCAGTAATTTCTCTTAGTGGTAAGGGTTTTTTATCATTAGGAAAAGTATCATTATGTGCATATATAGCATCAACTTCTCTTTGATAATTTTGTGTTAATATTCCTTCTGCTTGAGATAGAAGGTCTGCTCGGATTTCATATCCTGTCTTTGAATCTGACATTTTATTGTCCTCTCTGTATGTGTATGTGTATGGGTTGTCCCTTTGACTTCCCTATAATTATATAGTGCATAAAAAAAGAGGACTCGAAAGTCCTCTTTAATTAGTCTACGACTTAAGTCTTATAGAATGTTTTCTACTTCAACTTTTCTGTAGTAGAAGTTTGAACCAGCAGATGCTAGACCATCACTTGGAGACGAACCTACGAATGGATTTGAAATCATTCCATATCTAGTTTTGAATCCAATTTTTGGTTGGAAAGTGTTCTCACCAACTGCACGAACCATTTGTAATGGAACATATGGGCAGTAGAAGACACCAGCATCATATGGGTTTGAACCCCTATAACCTACAGTCATATAACCTTCGTTATTGTGACCACTTACTGGGTCAAGTGTGTAATATGGGTCAATGTACACTTTGTACTTACCATTTAATACACCAACGAAAGTATTACCAGCATCATCAACATTTAATTCAGTGTTAAGTGCTGGAGCATAGTCAAGCATTCCTGCCATTGACAATGCAGAAGCAACATCAGAAGAACAAAGGATGAAATTACCTTTCCCTCTTCTTGACTCTCTTGCGATTACATTAGCATCTCTTTCGATTTGGAAGAGTAAACCTTTGAACTTCTCAACTGACCATCTACCAGATGAATCAACATCTAAGTCGAATCTACCAGCATTAGCAACACCGACTTGAGCACCAGTTTTTGCTTGGATGTTAACAGTTCTTACAACTTCCCTGTTGATTTCAGCAAGGATTTCAGCAGATAGAATGTTTGCAAGTTCTGTTTCAGCATCAAGACCATGAATTGCTTTAAGGTCTTGTGCAAGTTCAATTGTGTATTCTGCTTTAAGAGCTCTGGACTTTGCAGTCACAGTTGCTTTTTCGATTGTAAAAGCCATACTAGCAAATGGGTTATTCGCTGCATCACCTTTAGCTTCAGCATCAGCAGTTGACATACCAGTACCAGTTGCATAAGTAGCTGCATCCCCAAATGGGTCTGTACCTGCTTGTGTTCCTGTACCAGAGAAATCTGTATCAGCTTCGTCAAACAATGCTTCAGTCATAGCAAGTCTTGAAGTATTGTCGTTAAATCTAGCCTTCATACAGAATACTAATCCTGTAGGGCCAGTCATTGGTTGCACACCACAAATATCGTATGCAATCAAGTTTGGAAGAGACCTTCTAACTAAAGAAATTAATATTGGATTCCAGTTATCGATTCCACCACCATTCTGACCACCAGCACTGTTGACTGGAGCAGCTTCGGTTAAACCTTGGATACCATTTTCTTCGTTAAACGCTCTTTCTTGGTTTTCTAAAACCACAGAAGTCACAGCTTTTTTGTATGGGTCACTGATTTCTGGTAAATCTGGATGACTCAATACTGGCTGCCACTTCTCTTGTAAAGTTTCTGACATAAACATTTTATGTTTCCTCTCTTATTTTAAAAAGTGTTTAAATTAAAATTAACCTTAACTATATTTGTTAGGGTCAACTTTTCCTAATGCGGCAGTATATGCAGCCATACTTGGGTCAAGGAATTTATCCTCAGTCGAAGTATTTTCTTCGCTATCACTAACCACTTCTTCATCTAACTGTAGTGTTGATTTCTCAGTACTAAAGTAAGATTCCTTAATTGTTTGAACATTAGATTCAAAATTTTCATCTTGGTCTAAGTCTTCAATTAACTTTGTAAGTTTCTCAACTTCACTTGAAGTTAAGTCACTTGAGACTTCTGAAACCACTTGTCTTCGTACAAGTTCATCTCTTTCAGATGTTAAATCGATGTTTTTAGAAACTTCTTCATTTAGTTTAGCTTCTACATCTTCGATTTTACTTGCAAGTTCGTCAACGACATCTAATTTGTCATCTGGAACTTCAACATAATGGTCTTCAAATAATGCTTTAAGACCAGAGATAAAGTTTTCTGTTAACTCTGATTTTAAACCTCTTTCAATTGCAAGTTCGTTATCTTTAACCCACTCTTCTGCAACATAACTCAAGAATGAATCTACTTTTTCAACTAGTTCATTTTTGATTTCTTCTGATATTGCAACAACTTCGTCTCTCTTTTCGGATTCTAAGTCTTCTTTAATATCTTTTACTTTTGCAGATACAGCAGCTTCAAATACTACTCTTGCTTTATTTTGAAATTCTTCTGAAAGGTCTTCACCTTCGACAAGTGCATCGATGTCATCTGACATATCATAAGACTCTGATTTTTCATCTTCATCTTCTTCTTCGTCATCTTTTTTCATTGGAGAAGCTTCAGACATTTCATCTTCGTCTTCTTCGTCATCTTTTTTCTTGCCTTTGTCATGAAGTTCTTTCATGTCTTTTTCATCTTCATCTTCATCTTCATCATCTTCTGATGCTTCATAGATTGCAGTTAAAGATTCTTTGACTACTGATTCGTCCTCTAATTTGAAATGTTCAGCAACTTTTTTAAGAAGGTCTGCTTTAGACTCTGATTTTTCATCTTCATCTTCTTCATCATCTTCTTTGTCTTTTTTCATGTCCATTTCGTTAATTAAGGACTGGATATCTTCCCTACTAAAGCCCTTTAGTTCTTCAATTAATTTTCTAAGAGCTTCCATTTTAGTCATGTCTTCAATTTCTTCTTTGTAAGAAGCCATCATATTCATGGCATTGAGTTTAACATTACCTTGTTCTGGAGCAGATTTGTCACCCTTATCAGAGTCACCTTTTCTTTTCTTAGATTTTTTAGTTGAATCACCAGCCTTATCAACCGATGCGATTGCTTTTGGTACTGGGTCTTTATCTGGAGTCACGACACCCTTATTAGCAACAGGAGCTGACGCTTCCATTACTTCGTCTTGATTTTTAATTTCATCTGACATTTGTGTGTTCCCCTTAAATTACTATAATTACAAATTAAGAACGATTTATTTGTTCTTTACTATGTATTTATAACTTTTATAGTTTAGAGAAGAAGTTTTTCATAATTTCTAACTTCTTTTCTTCCAAATGGCGTTGTTTGGTTTGTCGAATCTGGTCTTTCCATGATTCAATCTCAATGGCTTTAAATACACCACTCTCATTTATCCATTCAACACCTTCCATAATACCATCTACAAAAGCATCTGGTGCAGAAGGGTCAGCAACGATATCAGCTGCAGTTGCAAGCATGAAATCTTTCTGGACATATTGTGCATCATTTTTCTGTTGTACAGAACCCATACCCCTACTGGAAACGCCTAGTTTTGCACCATCATTCAATAGTCCTTTAACTATATTACCCATTGGAGTACTCATTATTTTTGCTTTACCAACAAAATTATCTCCATCTTTCTCTAGAGAAGTAATCATATGACTAACTCTTTCAAGATTGATGGTAGGGCCGTCTGGATGTCCCAGTTCCCCATATGCACGATTTTTCTTAATGAACTCTTTATTATATCGGTTTACCTCTTTTTCCATTATATTCATTGGGTAAACACGACCATTTCTGTTCTTCATGTTTGTTTGGAGAAAAACACCTTCTATAAACTGATGTTTCTGTCCATTCTTATCTTTTTCTTCTATAAGACTTATTTCATCCGATTGGTGTTCTGATATTAAAAACATTTCTTCTCCTATTTTTTCATTACCTTATGTTTCATAAGTAATGCTTTATACTTTGCAGAGGCAGCTTTAAATACTTTACCTCTTCTCTCATACTCTTTTCTTTGTGAACTTCCTTCTTTACCCATAGGTACGAACACTCCATCCCATGTTCTATCGTATTCATCTTTTGCTTGTATGAGTTGTTTTTGTATATTATCTGGAAGTTTTCTTGCTTTATCAACATCCATCATACCTTCATTCATTCTATCGTTGATTAAAGACATGTTTGGTTGTTTACCATTGTCCATCAACTTGTGATTAAGGTCTCTGATTGTTTTTTCTAAAGTCATCTCTCTTCCTTATCTAATAGTTGCAATCTTTTCTGCAACATCGTTGTAAGTTTGATTACCTTTTAAACCATTTGAGAACCCAAGAGTATCTTCTATCTTTGATTCTTCTAGTACTTCTTCGATGAAATCACCAAGGTCTTCACCTAAAAGTTTAATTAATTGTTTTGCATTCTTTCTTGCTTCCTTTTCATTTCTATAGGTTGCAAGTTCCTGTCCATCTACATAAACTTTAAATTTATTAGATTTCTTTGAAATAACGATAGGTACTTTTTTTCCTTTTGCACCTTTCTCCATATAAGAGTCAACTTCCTGTTCTCCACTAGGAAGTTTAAATTTTTTCACTTCATCTAACTCGTGAACTAAATCCTTAAATTTCTTCATCTACTGGTTGTTCCTGTCTATTTAACCAATCTAGTTGAACATCTAATCTTTTACCTTCTATAGCATCCTTTTGTTTGTCTACCATAGCTGATGCAAAAGCATTTGATGCACCAACATTATCACCAGTTTCAAGTGAATTAATCATTTTTTTAATATCTTCTCTTGCCATAATTTATTTCCTCTTACATGGAGAAGTCGTCCTCTCCTTCCCCATCTTCTGCTTCGTCCTCTATTTGTTTATCCATTAGTTCAATCTCTTCTTCGGATTGTCTGAGAACATTCTTTCTAACCCATTTTTGAGATACATATTTACCAACATACTCGTCTAGTTCTCTTAATGTAGTGACTCTTTCTCTTAGAATCTCTGCATCTTTCATTTCTACGAAGTGAGAATCTTTTTGATAATCAAATCGTATATTTTCCTTTTCGAGTTCCCATTCCTCAAGTGGTAAAATACCTTTTAATACCAGTTGAGTTTTAAGTATGTCAATAAACATACTACTAAACTTCATTCTGAGTCTATCTACAAATCGTGAAAACTTAACTTCATCTCTTGATATCTCAGTTGTCCTACCTAAAGAGAAACCACTTTCAGTTTCTAACCTAGAGATAGGTACATTTAAACTTCTGAACAGTTTTCTTTGGAAGTATATAATATCTTCTATTTCA